AACTGACTTTCACATCTAGCCTTCGTGCCATCTCGCCCACTGGGGCAAACAGTCTTTCACAGTGATCTTGAATGTGTGGTTGTTGCCACCATGACTTCCAGTCCTTCTCTGTGTAACCTTGGAGCATCTCACTACCTAGTCTCACCATCCTACGTTCTGGTGGCAGACTGCCAACACGTTGCACCAGTTTACGTGCCGCCGTGGCGTTGTGGTTCATTATGTCCCACTGTCTCTGTACAGCATCTTCTGGGTGTTCACGTAGCCAACGCATTGTGGTTGATCTGCCATTGAGATCCCTGTCCTTGGCGTTGACTTTCATGCCACCAAACTCCTTCTCGGAGTTAAGCCATTTGCAACAGAAACCAAATCGTTGTACCATGTGCATATTATAACAGATATTTGAAAAAAGTCTACTCTAGTAGTGTTTCCATCATGGCCCAGTGTCCTATGATGTCACTACAATGCAGTTTGAAACCGTATTCCCTGTCAATGTCTCGTAGGATTTTGTTCGCTTTTGCCATGCTCAATCCTGCATTGGCTGGTAGTTGTAGTGCGTTGATAGTTTTCCTCTTTAGACCTTTTGCGGCCTGAACCCTGTGCCATCCGTCTGTTAGTAGGTAGTATCCCGAATCCTTAATTGGTGTCACAAGGATTGGATCCCAGGCGCCGTCCTTCTTGAGTTTTGCAATCCATCCACGTTTCTCCTTGTTGAGTGGACGTTCAACACCTAGACCCATCTCAGCCATTGTGACCAGTTTGTCTATTTCGACTTTTATTTTTTTAATTTTAATCTGTTTCATATTCTATGTTGTCGATGTCTTGTATTATTCTCCATTCCTCACCGTGTGGCAGTGGTTTGCGTAGTGGATATTCATTCACATCCGACATTTCTCTGTACTTGTTGGCACAAACGTAACCACAAAATGGTCTGATAATTCTTTTGTCATATTTTGTATCATGTAGGCTGTCATACCAGTATATTGCGTTGAAGAATTCTTTGTTACAAACGTAACAGGTGTGTAGTTTAGTCATTGCCCGGCAGTGATGTCATCTGTTTCATACCGCCAGTGTTGATGTATCCTGCCTGATGTCTGTTCTGCTCAGGTTCATCCTCCGAAACTAACAGTATGTCATTTTCGTCAATCATTCTAACTTCTAGTTCCTTGCCGTCTTTCTTTACTTTGAGTGCTCTTGACCATCTGCCGTGTGCAACAAGCAACCACTGTCCCACTTTGACATCTTCCTGTTTGTCCCCTATGGCGTAGACCTTGCCCCATCGAGGGTGTATTCCGCTCTGTGTGCCATCATCATCGGTCAATATTATTCCACCTTTAGATTTTGTCTCACCAAAGTGCATGTCGGAAACTAATACCCTCTTTTTAAGTGGTGTTATGTCAGATTCAACAGTGTACTGTTTTCCTCCGTCTGATCCAAATCCCTTGGATTGTAAGTCTTCTATTTGTCCCATTATAGGATTATTTTAACAGATTTATTCTAAACCGTCAAGAGCCGCATCTATACCTTTTTTCGTTGTGCTTTCAACTGGTTTTGCCTCGGCTGGTTTAGTGACTACTTTTGGTGCCACTGTTTTTTTCGGTGCTGGTTTGGCCGCTACTGGTGTCATCTTCTGTACCGGTTTTTTAACCTGTTCTGTTTTTGCGGCTGGAGTCTGTATACTTGGTCGTGGTGTGTCATCAATCACACCTTTAGGTTTTTCGTAATATTTTGTAATTACTTCGGCCTTTGATGTTACCACTTTACCGCCTGGGCCTAACACGTCTCCCCTTGCGTTGACGTTCATGTTGCCAACTGCTTGGACAGTTTCGTTTGCGGATCTAAGTTTTTCTATGTCCACCATACGCCCCTGCATGGTCCTGTACATTCTTTTTCTGGGTGCTCTTGCTACCATAATAATATGCTCCTATTACTATTACTTATCATCTCAAAAATTCGGTGATGTCCAAATTGTACAGCATTGGATTGATCTTGTGTACTCCTATAAGGAACAGACAGAAACTGGCCACGCTGGATCCTCTGCCCACACCCCACACTATGTTGTTTGCCCGCAGTGTGTCTATGAAGTATATAAGGAACTGTAGCACACGTATGAAATTTTTTTTCTCAAATAAATCATATTCCATTTGCACACGTAGTTTTTCTTCGTCATTCTGACACTTTTCTAACAACCATTGCAGAACATTTATGTCATAATATTGATTTGGCATGTGCCATTCGTCACAGTTTTGCTTGTCAAACAGTTCTATTTTTTCTCTTTTGGGTGCTGTGTTTATCACAGGCAAATCGATACCTAATTGTGAAAGGCTTTCAGAATATTTTTCTACATCATCAAAGTAGAGTTTAGAAATATCAAATTCTGGATTTGTGTAAAGTAAGTCAATGGCATCCTCTTCCGAGAATATCACATCACCGTGGTCATTTATCTTTGTTTTTTCCGCCATCTAGTACCTTTGGTTGGAATTCAAATATTTTAGCATGGTACTCGTGCTTGGTGTCAACTGGAATCTCATTATTTTTCCAACTGAAGTGTCCTGTGTAGATGCCTTTGTCAAGTTCCTGATCATATGTTGCCGTGTCTGCCCTCAACCACCATGGATCAAATTTGCTGTATTTCTTAGAAAACCAATCGGGTCTATCTAACAGTATAAGTTCTTTGCTGTTTTTGTCAACCGTGTAGGTAATACCATCCCCTTGCCATGATGATAGTTCGATGTTGTTAATCACAATTTTACTGTCAAGGACACTGTTGGCTTTGCAGAAACAAACTGCGGCCATGATCTGATCATAAGGTGGTTTTGGTAATTCAATGAACCTGTTGTTTGTTGATTTCTTAAGAATAGGATAGAGTGGTTCTTCCCTCCAGGTAGTAATAGTGTTTGCGAAAACTTGCTCAAATAAATTTTTGAGTCTTTCAAAATATTCTGTCTGTTCTTTTAGACTTGCAGTGTGTGGTGTTAGTGAAATTTTTATTTTGTATTCGTTAGAAAAAAGTTCACCATCTACAATAATGATGCTTTTGAATTTGGTCTTCCAGGTGAATGTGTTTGACATCGAGACTATTTACTAGTCGATGTTTATCAGGTCTCCAATATCTGGTTCGTTCCTTAACTTCTTGTTGTTCTTGTGCCACTCCTCGATTCGCCTTTCTCTGATTGCGTTTCTGTAGGTGTTGAGAGCAAACTGAAGGTTGGCCAACATTTCAGGATTACGACCTCTCCTGGCGATTGCAACTTTCCTAGTGAGTTCTTTGATCCTTTTGGAAATGTCTTCCTCACTCATGTTGCCTATTTCTTCCTGTAATGGATGAAAATACATCACTACCTCCTATTAGATGTAGTTGTTACCTAACTGGTGCATTAATATGGTTGTGCCATTGTCCGGTGTCAAGAATTCATACAAGTACCTGCCAGAAGTTGGCACAGTGATTGTGTCAGAACTACCGTCACCACCCGACACATTACCTGCTACCAACACCGCAGTTGGTATTGTTATTGTGTGTGCCGTTGATGCAACTGTGACATCTAGTATGATTCTGCCCAATTTATTGTTTGCTGGCAGATTTAAAAATTCAAGTGTTATGCTTCCTGTTGTTGTTACGGTCTGATAGTGTCCGTTTTCATGATCTAGACTTATGGTGTCAGCCCTAGAGCCAAATGCGTATACAGTCTCAGAGTTATCTTTGAACTCAGCATCAGTGATAGTGTTGCCTGAAAAATCATTTGCCGCGTCAAGGTTTGCTTTGTTTGACTGCATGGTTTCTATCTCACTTTTTGCTTCTGTGAAATTGTTCTTGATGCTATTGAAATTGTCCCTGAAACCCTGAGAACTGTTGTCCTGTCCTGCTTTAGGGTAGGTAGCGTCAATATTTCCTGGTACTATATTACTTGCCATATTATGTTATATCCTTAAATCTTAGATATTTATCGTTACTTCTGGACACGGTTATAACATCTCCGTCAGCAGGAAGTGAACCTATGTTGAAAACTATGCTTGTTTTTTGATTGTCAACGTCATGTGTGAGATGGTAATCTAATCCACCTTCATCATCACGTGTCTGCGTTGTTGTTCCAACTTTTACCGAGATATCCTGCTCATGCACAATCTCGTTCAATTGAAAAGTGAGCGTAGATCCATCACCAGTGAATGTGCTTGGCGATACTTTACTCCTAGAAACTGCATATCTGTCAATGATGAAATCGATCTTTTTAAAGTCTAAGTTCAAGTCTTCGATCCTTTTTTTGAATTTGGCAGATGTGCCTGGTTTGCAGTACAGTATGGGAACTGCTTTGACGTATCCCAAAGGTCCTGTGCTTCCTTCTTGTTGTGTCTTCATCCAAAGTGGTAGGTATGTCCATTCATCGTGTCCTAGTGCTTTGATTCTATCTCTCAAGTTCTCTACAGCATTTGGTCTGATCGTGGTTGCCCCTGTTTCAATACCATCGTTGTTTACAAATGGATCTATCATGTCAATGTACACCACTTCGTATAAAACTGTGCTACCTTGTTTTGCAACAGCGGTCTTAATTTCGCCAAAGTAAAGAGTTACTGGCGCATGATTCAATTCCATTTGATTTTGGAAAGTTGTCAGCGTCTGTGCCTCGACACCGGCCATCATCAGCATTTCTGGCACAAGTTTCATGCCAAAATTAGAATCCTCAGGCCTATATATTTCTTCAGGCGAGTTTATGTTTGGATCTTGTGCTATGTTGTAGAATATGTTTTGATCTATAAACGACGTAGCGTGGCCGGTCAATGTTCCATACTCCACGGTCGTGTAAGGCAAGTCTATGGTCAATGTAAATGTCTTCACTGCCGCGGCGGTCTGGTATTGATCGCTCACTGTGACTGTAAAACTGAAACTCCTAGTGGAATCTGTAAAGTCACTTGGATTGATTGTGCCAACAATATTGCCCAAAGGTGACAGTGTTATGCCTGTTGGTAAAGCACCTCCTGTGACAGAATAATATAACACTCTGTTTGACTCTTCCGCTTCTGCCTGTATGGATAGTGTGCTTGGGATATCTGCTGTCAAAGTGCCCACATTTTCCGCAGTTGTGAAAGTGATGCCGGTCTTGATGTCTCCAATCACAGTCATGGTGAACTGTTTGTCTGAGTACACCAATTGTCCAGTTGGCATCGTTCTTGTGGCCCTCAAGGTGAATGTGAAATCCTTTGTGACCTCCTGTTGCCTTGCGAGAAAACCGTGTATCTCTCCCGAGTTGGGATCCACGGTCAGTCCCGATGGCAATGTGCCAGACTGTAGCGAGTATACCAAATCAGTTCCTGTCGAATCAGCGTCATCAACATCTATCTTGATAATGATTTGGTTGTCATGCCTGTGTGTTCCGAGATCCGAGTCAGTTGTGAAAACTGGTCTACGTTGTGATGTATGATCCATGGTTATAGGGAACCCGTTGATCTCTGTCATGTCAACTGTGATGTTTGGATTGTTCACGTTCCAATAAGCCGCTGAATATACGAATATAGAATTTTCTTGTGTGGTTACGCTGGTCCCATCGCTTACTCTTACGGTGATAGGAAATGTCATTGCTATCTGTCTAGTTGAATCTTCAAAGTAATCGTCTGTGAGTTGGCACGTTCCTGAGAGCAGTCCACTTGCACTCAAAGTGAGACCTGGTGGTAATATACCTGATATAATTTTGAAAGTAAGATCAGCACCTGTCCTGGTGTCGATATCTGTTGCTTGGAACTGAAAATTCACATGTTCACCGTCCAAGACCCAATACAATCCAACCCTCGTGGAATCGTCAAGTTCTAGTTGTCCGGATGATGTGGTGAACGTGGGAGCGTCCTGTCCCTCTATGTCTAGTGAGAAAGTCCTGTCAGTTACAGAGGACCCGGCCGTGGCTCGCACGACGAAGGTGTAAAGAGTTCTTTTGGCAACCTGGGCCGGGGTTCCTGTAAGCAAACCTGATGTTGTGAGACTCATTCCTGAGGGCAGGTTTCCTGCAATAAGTGAGTAAGTTATGGCTGTAGAATCGCTAGTGTTCGCTTCAAGTTGGAACGAACTAGCACTATCTTCGTTGAAAGTATCTAATTTCCCTGCTGTGGTTGTCCACACTGGTGTTGCCATTTAATTACTCCTTACAACGTTATTTATTGGCTCTAGTCCAGTGTTCGATGTGCTGTTTTATGTTCTCTCGTTCGATGGGATCACGTGTATTACGCAATTTTTCCTGTAATCTAGCGATTTCAGATCGAGGCGATTTTGACCTGAACTTGTTATTATGCCTTTTCATTCAATGTATCTATTATAAGTCTATTACTATTCTTTGAAACTTGAATACAGTGCTGTCACTTGTGATGTTAGTGGCCAGCAATCTCACGTTGCCGTCATCGATGTCTGCGGTAAATGTACACAAAGGCGCAGAGTATGATGTGGTAGAGCCAAACACAGTTAAGTAGGCTTCTGTTGTGCTGTCCGCACTTGGACCATGTACCAAGTTCGCTTCAACGATCTCAAATCTGCTGTTCGTTGCGTCAGAGATCGATATAATGTATTTCGCACTCCTGTAGGTCGCAGTAGAAAAACTGTCTATTTCGGTGGTTGCCGATGTCGCTACAGTTGTTGTGCCATCACCAATGTCGGAATGGCTGAGTGTGGCACCTGCTGTTGCGAATGCTAGGTTTCCACTTCCATCTGTTTTTAAAAATTGTCCAGTTGAGCCATCACTTGTTGGAAACTTGAGACCGTTTATTGCCACTGTTCCTGATCCGTTACCTGATAACTCCAGGTCAGCATTTGATGTTGAAGTGATTGTGTTGTCCGATATCACTACTCCGTCGATGCTGGCCGACGTGTTCGCAGTGATTGTGGTGAATGTGCCTGCCACTGCAGTCGTACCACCTATCACTGTGTTGTCGATTGTTCCACTGTTGATGTCTGCTTTGCTTATTACCACGCTTCCTGTTCCTGAAGGTGATAACACAAGATCTGAATTTGAAACTGTTGCTTGGATCACGTTATCCTTGATGTTGATGTTGCTGTCCACTGTGACAGCAGGTGCAGTAACAACGCCTGTGCCAGACGGTTCCAACACAAGATCATCGTTTGTCCTGTTTGCCCTGATCTCGTTTCCAGTTATCGTGATATGATCACTGATGATGGGACTCGCATAGATCTCATCGAAGTTGTCATTGACTTTATCCATTGCGACACGTAACGTGTCACCTGTTCCGTCGTTTGCTGTTGTACCTATATTGAGTGTCTGTTGCGCCATTATACTTTAATTGCTCTCCTCACAAATTTTAAAACTTGGCTGTTAGTGTTATTTACTTTTGCTCGCACCCTAACTTCACCACTGCTTATGATCGCTGTGAATTCCAATGTGTCGTAAACCGTTGAACCATCCCCTGTTCCATTGTCTGCACCACCGTAAGTGCTGATGTAGGCGTTAGAACCATCATGCGTGACGTTGGCCTCCACCACGGCGAATCTGTTTGCTGTTGAATCAGAGATCTGTATTGTGTATTTCGCACTCCGATATGTTGAAGCACTGAACGTGTCAAATGTCTGAGCCACGCTGTTTCCAGTCACTGTGTCTGTGCCGTCATCTATTATTGTGTCAGCAAAAAGTATAGCACTTGGCACGAAAGTAACTGTGCCTGATCCATCGGTCCTTAGCAGAGAATTAGTAGCACCGTCCGAACTTGGTAGACTGAATAGTTCAACTTTGACTGTGCCTGATCCGTTGCCGGACAATTCTAGGTCAGCGTTTGATGTGCTTGTGATGGTGTTGTCCGTTATCACGACCCCATCTGCGTTGAGAGTTGTGCCCGCCAATGTTGTGAATGTTGCCGCCGCTGGCGTGGTTCCACCTATCACGGTGTTGTCCACTGTTCCCTCGTTCATGTCTAACTTGCTTAACACAACCGAGCCCGTGCCAGATCCCTGTGCTTCAAGGCTTGAGTTTGATTGTGTTGCTTTGATCACATTGTCCGAAATGTTGATGTTCGAATCGATTGTGATGTTAGGAAATGCCACAACACCTGTGCCTGATCCTGCCAGGAACAAGTCAGCATTGGATTGCGTGGTCTTTATGTTGTTGCCACTGATGCTGATCTGAGATGACATCGCTGAATTGGCGTATATCTCATCAAAATTGCTGTTGATCTTGGCACCAGCCGTTCGTATTGAATCACCTGTGCCGTCGGCACCTCCCTGTGTACCTAGATCTATCGTCTGTTTTGCCATAATTTACTGGTATTTATGGTTACGGCGCACTGCTATGATACGGGTGAGTGCCGTCGAGAGTCACGTTCCACTTGTGACTGAGATAACCTTCTGCTTTTTCCAATGTGGATATGTCAGTGCTGGCACCCGTGCCAGGAACGTCTGCAACAGTGAAAAACTCTGCCATCTTACCTGCCATTCTTATGCTGGTTCTGTTACGCATAATACGTAGATCCAGATTGGGTGTCAGTGAGTTGTCATAGTCGTTGACCGGTGTGAATGCATTCTCACCACTTATCCTTGCTCCTATTTGGTTGCCTGCCTTGTTGAACCACACCGATAGTATCTGCCATGTTGCACTACTACCAAATACATTGGAGAACGCCTCTTTATCGCCTATGGTTGTTGAAATCCTGTTCGAACTCAAACTATCTAAATCCAACTCACCGTTGAACTGACTGCTGTTACCGGCGCTAACAGCATAGTCCCTCTTGGCCGTGACTGCATTCACTGTGTTGTTCTCTGTGCTCCAGAAACTGTCCTTGGTGTCATTCACTATGTTCCATTGGAATACTCCTACTGCCCAGTGATTACCACTGGAGGCCTGGTGGACCTCGTTGGTTGTGAAGTC